AACACATGGTAAGCAATACAACGCATAACCACCACCAATTCCACATTCAGCGCACCCTTGTGGTGTGGTGTAAAGAGGTAATGGCTCAACATTGACTGTTACTGGTGCTTCAATTCTTGTTGGCTTTGCCCAGTAAAAACCGCCTTCTTGCGGATTGAAATAAGCAACAGGCTCTTCTTTAGTCATTTTTGTCCCCTTGCACGAATAGCTTCAGCACACTCAACTGAGTAACCATCATCCCAAAAATACCGTTTAGATAGTTCGTCACACAACTTTGCACACTCCTCACGTTCATCTTCAGCAATAGCATCAATAATAGTGCGTACCATACCCTCACTAAAGTGTTCCAAAAGTATCTGTACCGCTGTATCTTTAATCATTGTGGTCTTATTTGATTGAGCAACATTTCTTGTGAAAGAGTCGCATAGCCAAGGGCTTCAGCCATATTGCAGTTAACAGAATAGGTGTTGTAAGCACCTGACTCATCGCTAAAAATAATCACAACTTTGGATTCGGGAAGCATTTCCGATTTCCATTCATCCATGTACTCTAAAGCGTTATCCCCAACAGTTGCCATTCCTTCTCTTAGTGCAATTATTTTATTCATTCTTGTCCCCTTGCTCTGATGGCGTTTGAATCGCTTGTCAATGAATATGAATCATGTAATTGCCGAAGCACAGCGCAAAACTTCTCACGCTCTTTTTCAGCTACCAGTTTGGCAAAACCTTCAAGTGCTTCAAAATAAGTACCATCAGGATATGGTCGTATACCAAACAATCCGCATCGTTGAGCCATATCAATTATTTCTTCTTTAGTCATACCACCCCCAATTTATTAAGTATTTAATCCAGTCCTGATCCTCGTTATGGTAAACATACCAAGGGTCATACTTACAACCTATAACTATTCCTGTTTTAGTAGTGGTCATATGTACCTCATAATAAAATCTGTCCAGTGCTTAGTGTCAGCAAATATGCAAGCATCTAAATTGTTCTTAACAGCCCAGTCTAAATAACTAGTAGAACTCTTTTTAGAAATTTTTTGGTTACGTTGTAAGACGTATAAGATGGTTATATCTGGATGTTGTTCTTTAATAAAGACAGCCTTCTTTCTATCAGCTCCTGTCCATAATCCTTTTGTTTCTATGTAAACGTTATTAGTAACAGTAAAGTCAGGTGTGTAAGTGTGATTACTAGCAGGTATAACGTACTTAATCTTATTTGCTTCATAAGGTAATTCCCATCCCCGCAGCTTACAAGCTTCTTGGAATTTATTTTCCAATCCGCTTTTGTACATGTTGGGGTTGTGTCTTTTTGGTTTCATATAATTCCGCTTCTTTAACAAGTTTAGCAAACCAAATTAATGTTTCTTGATCTGCTTTGAATGGGTTCTCTCCTGGATTTAACCAGTCTGCAAACCTCTTTGGAAATCTAGCTATGAATGGTGGTGGCATCCTCTGCTCCTTTTGCTCCGCTGCTGGTTACTGGCTCCGCCTGTGCTCCAGAAGTGCCTAAAGGCCTTTCTGTCGCCCCTTCGTTCCCAGGTGGTTCCCAACTGTCGTTGGGCTTTTGCCATATGTAGAGAAGTTTCATATTGAGATGGAATCTCTCATCATCGCTATACATTTCTCTACATTTGTCGTACCACTCTTCTGGTAGAAGCTCTGCTAACGCTCTTTCTGCTTTAACGGGACCAATACCTGCAACACCCATAATGTTATCACTACGATCCCCTATAAGGCTTTGTAGATAAAGAAATTTAAGACCTTCATCTGGGGCTACTTCTTGAAATACTTTCTTGACAAAGTTATAGTGCTTTCCAGGTATCTGGAGTAAATCTTTGTCTATGCTACATATAGTTGTTGTAGCTCCTGTTTTATCCTGCTGGATACCCATTTCATCATCTGCTTCATATCCGTCACATATGATAGCTTTGTGCTGTGTTACTAGGAACTCTCTGACAGCTTGCCAATGTACAGGACGCTCATCTGGTCTGTTGGCTTTATAACTAGGAGCTATTTCTCTCCTGAAGTTACCCTTACCTGTTAGGTATACGCTGTAAGATGTTGCTTGTGTGTCTGCTAAGATCTCTTGGATCATTGTGTCTGCTCTAGACTGTGCTATCCAAGACTCTTCATCATCTTTTGTTGATGCTGCTGATCTATAAACAACAATGTCTCCGTCAATTAATGCTCTCATCTCATTCCTTTAAAAAGAGGGGCCTCGATTTAGTTGTTTTGAGTACATGTTAAGGTACTCGTGTACGAGAAAGCCAGAAAACCGTACACATAACATCCTCGAATGCTGGCTTAACAGCCCCAAAACTTACTCTTGTTTACCTTCTTCGTTGTTCTCAGCCATAGCTTCTGCTAAGTCTAAATCACCTGCTGTGTAAGCTTCAAACTTACGAGCAAGTCTAACAACAAAGTCTAAATTACCTTCTTCTAGTTCAAACGGCTTACCACCTCTTGCAGCAATATAAAGATCAGTAGCTCTAGCTAAAGCATTCTGACGAATAATAGCTCTATCACCATGCAAAGCAGGGATAGGAAATACTTTATCTTTATAACCACCGTAGGAGGCTTTAGGAGCTGCTACAGACGTTCCAGTTGCTGCTGGAGTAGGTGTACCACTACCTTTACTAAGAACGTTTACAGCCTTAGTTTCTACGCCATATGTTCCAGAGACACCATCAAACTCAACTTCATAACCAACTTCTACTTTTGGATCTTTGAAACCACATTTAATCCAAGTCCCATTGACTTTCATGGAATAAGTGGGTTTAGTACCAAATTTAGTGTTTACATCTTTTGTGGTTAGTGCTTCCACAATACCTGTCATCATGCTCATGTTAATTCTTTCATGTTAAACCAATCATCACCTACTGATGCTCCTGCATTGAGCTTCAGAGCCAGAGGTGTTCCAAATATACTTTCAAAATACATGTGTGTTTTCTTTAATGTGTCTGTTATCTCCTCTAAAAAATAATCCAATTGCATTGGATGTACGTCAAACATAATGGAATCATGGATAGTGTTAACTATACAAACTCCACTGTTCATTATTAGCCTTCTAAAGATAACACCCAACATCATTGGTACTATATCTCCAGTAGCTAATCCCTGAATAGGATAATTCTTCATCTCTGTTGGACTAAAATTGTAAGTCTTAGTAGACCAAGAACTATCGCTGTAATACTCTTTAAACAAAAACTTTCTACCAGTCTCTGTTTGTAGTACATAAGATTTAACTTTTTCTCTTAAACCATCTTCTCCTACTGCATAATAAGACATACGTTCTACTTTATTTGCAAATCCTGTATGCCATTCACCTACTTTAGGATACCTAGAATAGAACACATCAACAAACTTCTTAGCTTCTTCTAAGCTACAACCTGCTTGTTTGCTGATTGCTTTAGCTCCTGCACCGTAGATCAATTGAAATGTTCTAGACTTGAATGGTTTACGTTCTTCTTTAGTAGGATCTCTACCAAACATAGACTTGTAAAGAGCACTGTGAATATCTACTCCACTAGAAATATCTTTGATAAGCTGCTCGTCACCTGTTACGTGAGCAAGAGCAACAACCTCTAGCTGGTTAAAGTCAACCTCAACAATATAACCACCATCAAACCTAGATGTAAAGATCTGTTTGATAGGGTTATTACTGATGTTTTGTAGATTAGGATTGGTTGAAGACAACCTACCTGTGACTGTTGCTGTGTGATTTAGCTTGCCGTGTATAAAGTTATTAATAACATGTTTGCTAAGGCCCTGGACATATGTTGATAGCTGCTTAGATAGCTCTCTGTACTTAAGTAGTCCATTGATAAGTTGGATAGCCTTCTTATCAAATGTGTGCTTAAGCATATCGTTGAGTACTGAATCATCTACTGACACTTGTCCTGTCTTCTCAGATACTTTCTCTGGATCTGGTGTGTAAGCTATAAATGGTTTTATAGTTACTGTCTTGTCCATAAGCTTGTACTTGGTCTTACCATTCTTATACACGCCTACTTCTTCTTTAACCCTAACCTTCTTCTTACCTCCAAAGAAAAACTGTGACCACTGTTTAGGGCTGTTAATGTCGTCTATGTGTCCTGCTGCTAGTTCTTCTAGGTCTAGCTTAACTTCTACATACTCGTTAACAACTTCTACTGTATAGTCATCTAAACGTTTCTGATCTATGTGTAGACCATTGAACATCATTTCTGTTGTTGCATGTAGAGCTTCCATTTGAGACTCTATAAGAGCTAACTGTTTGTTCTCTATAGCTAGTTTGTACTGTATCTCTGCTATGGCTCTTGCGTTATCTACGTCTTGTACAAGATAAGGTGTTAACTCTTCTTCTGGTATCTTGTCAGATCCCAGTCCTGCTTGAAAGTATTTCTTTATCTTGTCGTCTTTGATAGGCAACCCATACTTAATACACAACTCATCTAAGCTTGAGAACTTAACTTGTTGTCCAGTAAGAATGTATTCAGCTAACTGTGTATCCCATATCTTATGATCCTGAAATTTAATTTTAAGTACAGTACTTTCTTTGTACAAATACATTAAATCAAAAGATATATTGTGTCCACAGAAGACATACTCAAAAGGTATAGATCTTATGTTTTTTATGAAGTGGTCTGCATCATAAGTTACATGTGTTCTAGATGTTCCTGTCCATCCAAACGCTACTACACGGTTGTCTGGGTGCATAGGATGAGCTAGTCCTATATCTTCGTTGGCATTCATTGTCGTTTCGACATCTATGCCTATAAATGTTGGTATGGTCATGGTTTTCCATACTCCTTTCTTTGTTAAATTTGTTGTTCTTCAAGTTTCTTTAATTTGTCTATTTTCTCTTGTTGTTCCCTCCCTTCTTTGTATCCTTTACTGTAACCCTGTATGTGTATAGACTCTATAACATCCATGATAAATTTATCAGTGTATCCATAAGTACCAAACACTTCTCTTACTAAACTGTAAGCTTTATTGTGATCCATTTTTATCCTCTGCTTCTAAATCGTTTTGGTGATACTCCTCTTGTAATTCATCTAAAAACTCATCTATAACTTTAGATGCGTAATAAGGAACATCTACATTGTTTTCTACTTCATCATCGTCCCAAACAATAGTAAGGCTCCAAGCTTTAATTTTTCTCATATTTTTCTCTCCATTCTTTAAATTCAGACACTAGTTTTTCTCTTACTTTATCATTATGCAATAATGACATAATAACCATTTGTTTCATGTTTGAGTGGTGTCTAAAATAAATTGCAGCAGCAGTAGCTCCTATACACCACACCCATAAGAACAGCTCACTGATTTCTAATTCAATCATTCAAACCTCGCTCTAATTGGATCTATTGTTATTAAATACTGACCATGTCTTTCTGATTCCATCTGTTTAGTACCACCTCCAGGTAATTTGTTCTTAGGAACATTTAGTGTTCTGATGATCTCTTCCTCTGGAGTCTTAGGTTCTTTGTATTTACCTAATGTGATAACAACATCTGCTTCACCTGGTTTATCTGTCTTAGAACCTCTGAGAGCATCTAAGCCTATAAACGGTGGATCTTTCATGTCTACTGCTGTTGCACTTAGTTGTGATGCAGCAATAACTGGACCATATGATCTAGCTAATTCCCTAGCCCATTTGTAGATCTTACCTAGTCTAATGTCCTCTCTGTCGTCTGCTTTAAAGCCATCTACTTTGTCAAGCTGGTCAAACACTATAAGTCCTGGATTGATTTCTCTAAACAGTGTTTCTAAGTCTCTGATGTTGTTCATGTCCTTAGTAACACGTATCTTGTCTTTGTTGCCACCCATAAGAATTGTGTACTGATCCATAGCTGCTTTTGAATCAGCTATGATTACTTTAGACTCTTGTCCAAGCGTTGCTTGTACTATCCTGAAGAATACAACTGATGACTCTTCTTCGTTGTTAACCCATACAACAGGTCTGTCTTTGGGTAACTGCTGTGCTAAGTAACTGACCTCACTAGCTAAGAACGTTGTCTTACCTACCTCTACTCTTGCAGCCACGATGACAAAATTACCAGTACGTAAAGGACCCAAAGAACGGTTGAGGCAATCCAATCGCCATTCATAACCAGACGATGAGATTCTGTCAGCAATAACAGATAAGTCAGCAGTAACAAAAAGCTCGTCTTTTTCAATGTATCTCTCCACATCTTTAAGTGCGTTGGTTGCTAGGATATGAACGTGTTCAAGATCACTAGAACCCTCTTTTACCTTTTCACATTCTTCCATGATAAGAGCTAAGTAATCTAACTCTATAAGAGTTTTGATAACTTCCTCATGTGCATGGTGCGGAACAAACGTCTTTGCTTTAGTTAGCGTCATACGAAGCTTGACAATAGCATCGTCAGTTAATCGTTTGCTTTGGTCTGCTATAAGAAAAGCAGAAAAACTATCCCAATTGAAGTCAGAGACTGTTGGAAATGTTTTGTAGTATTTCTCCATCCCGTCAAGGATGATGTTGGTTTCTTTAACGACTACATGTGGTTTAATGTATCGTCTGTACTTGGATAGATTTTCTTTGCTTTGAGAACAAAGATAAAGCACATCGTAATCCATTGGTATCCTTTAGTTGAGATAAGTTTGTAGCTCTGTTGGAGTACATTCTTTTGGTTCTTTGTCTAGATCAAATATAACTATATTTGTGTTTTGTGGTAAAAAATGATTTAGTTTTTCATATACTTTTGCTGCTCCTTTCCTTCCTGCTTCATCTGGATCTAACCAGATAATGATTGTTTCGTAATGCCCCCTCTCTATGTCAAACAATGCTTTGTCTGACAAAGATGTTCTTAGTAACGCCATAGAAGCATGTGTAGTGTTAAATCCTACTCTCCAAGCACTAAGATAGTCCTCAGTAATTACCAAGGTCTTTGTTGTTAGTCTGTTAAACCAAGCAGGATCACCATTGCTTAGTTCACTGACATAATGTGTTGTGTACTTAGGAGCACCTTCTTTAGGTAG